CTGTGAAAAGAATAATATACCAAATGGACATAATGTCACCTCATAATGAATGGAGCGGAGTACGAGATTCGAACTCGTTTCTCTAGCTTGGAAGGCTAGGGCACAACCCATATACCAACCCCGCGATATTTGTATTTAGTCTGCTAACTGTGAAATGCCACGCAACTCACGAAATTTTCTTTCAAGGAGAATAAGTGCTTCCTTCTTATCACCGCGATTCCAATGGTACTCAATTGCTATGATATCGTTATGATCAGCATCGCTAACATAGAAACCTCGAGCTTCAACTTCCTCAATCAATTCCTGATCATCAAACTCGTCAAGGTCAACTTCAACTTCAACTTCGGTAATAACTCTAGCCATCTGATTTCCTCTGTGTGTCTGTTAGTTTGTATACTATACCATAGGAATTAAACTAAGTCAAGCGAAATCATCTTCCTCTGCCTGTTGGCTTCTTTGGTGGCTTTGGAACGTTTCCTTGCGGCTTTTGCGATTTCAACTTTCCGTTCTTTGGTGGCGTAGAACCACTCGGTGATCTCCTCAGCCGTCCGGCCGCATCCTCGGCATATTCTTTGATCGTCTTCATATTCGCATACCTTTCTACAAATGGAATTATTCATTATTGATCTTTATATTCTCCGCTAGGAGCTACATATCCTCTTATTCCTATCATATCAACTTCCACAACTCTGTGTTTTTGGAAAGTGTGATATAGAGCATGTTCGATATCAATACCTGAAAAAACACAAAGATCAAACATATCCATTAACATACTCTCATATACGGAAAGAAGACTATAGTCCATATGATATAATCTACCTTCATACATTTTACTTATTCCAGTTCTCTTTTGAGAGTCGGCGTCCATCCATGTATCTATCGACTTTAATATAACAAAAGAGTTTTCGTGTTCAAGACCAAGATTAAAACTGTCAGTTAGTTCGTATCTACCTGAAACTTTATACACTCTCTTTGCTTTTACTCCATTGTTCTTGAACCAATCTAAGAATAACAAGATAGCAGAAATTTCGCTATGACTTCTCATGCCTCTCTTAGACAAATCTCGTATCTGTTCATTATTACCTACAAAGAGAACAGTAGCGCCGGTCTTGGATAATTCTTCAAGATACTTTTCATATCCTACTTCCGATGAAACATCTATAACATAGATCATACTATTAGGACAACGTTGTTTTATAGATTCAACAGTTTGAATTGTCTGCTTCAATCTTGTATCATTATCGAATATAGATAATCTGCCATTAACACATACAGCACTGGTAACAATAAAGACGCCATCATATATGTCAGTCATCAGTATAGACCTTTCTTTTAGTGAAGAGATTTGTTGGATTAGGTATCTTCTTACCAAAGCTAAATGCTTTAACATCTCTCTTAGAAGTTACCCAATGCTCATCAGAAAATCTATTTGGTGCATTTCTAAACCAAGGATCTACAGACTTCCATCTAACTTCGGCAAACCATTCATATGTAGCAGGATCAGGTAATGCTACAAGATGACTTGCCTTAGACCACCAAAAACTACCGCTGTAGTGAAGACTTGGATATGTCTGTAAGTTTACACCAGCACAATCGTATCCATTATCAAGAGCTTCAACGCAGCTTCTCCAGTTTTCTATGACACCATAGTTTAGATAATGTCTCCAATAATGATATGTACGAAACATATCAATTTCATTTGGATCATTCTTATAATGCTTAAGAGTTGATGTTATTCCTTTTGTATGGAAATAGAGTATGTAATAGTCTTCTGTTGAATTCTTAGCATCAGCATACATCATACGTGAAGTTGCATTTTCAGTAACAATATTTTCTTTTCGATTGTTAATGTCAGATATTACATCACTATCGGATGGTACCGTATTTTCTACAAAGGTCAACTTGGCATTTGGAAAATGCATTCTTGTGAGATGTGAAAAAATTTCAAAGTCTTCAGTGTTTTTGCCAACACAGGTAACTCGAAAGTCATCTATGTTGGCAAATAGGTCGCTATCTTCCATCTCTTTATATTGTTCCATAACAATGTTCAGCCATGTGGAATGGTTTTCTGTTAGAAACACATGATAGTAGACAATCTTCTTCATAACTTATTCCGTAAACACATATGGAAAATATCTTAGAAACGCATCTTTCTTATCAGGACGCATCTTCTTTATCTTGGCCTGAATCTCTTCAAAGAAGTTCCATGCAAGAGGCACGAATACAACATCTTCATTAGCGTATTCGTTAAGCTTATCCGAAGAGAAGATAGGAACGCGCATACCAGGAGTAAACAGCCCTTGCTTCATTGGATTATCATCAACGATAAAATCAAGAACTATATTAGCCGCATTCAGTAGAGTATTGCCTTTTGCTGGAGCGCCATAACCAATTACAGTCTTACCAGCCGCTTTGTGATTTCTAATTTCAATACCAAATGCTTCTATGATATTCTTGCATTCCTCAACATAAGCTTCATAAGTATTCTCGTCATAAAGATGATATGTCTCTTCATTATTAAGGAGTAGTTCAATGTATGAAGAACGAGCTTTCGACTTTGAGATAACAAAGATGAAGCTATTGCCATGAATAGGATGTTTCAGAACTTCTATCAGATTTAGTCCAGCTCTCTTACATAGTTCGTTCATGGAACGAATGTTGTAGAAAGAAAGATGTTCGTGATAAATTGTATCAAACTCGCCATTCAGAATCATATCAGCTTGTGACGTGGTAATGTAGATATAACCATCATCAGATAAAACATTGCCCATGTTCTTCAGAAAAGTGATCTGATCATAGTTGTGAGCGAATGCATTCTGACAAATGATTGCATCAAGACCAGTTCTAGGATAAGTCTCATTAAAATATCCACAGTGTACATGATGATTCTTAGAGCTAATCTCATAAAGATTTTCTGCAGGATCAACACCAAATGTTAGAACGCCGTACTTTTTGAATGCATCAAGTTGTGAACCATCATTACAACCAATATCCAGAACTCTATTTGGCTTACCATTTTCAACAACAAACTTGGCAAACCAATCGAAGTATTCTAGTTGTGTCTTAGATGTGCCTGAGACATAGAGATAGTTCTTAAACAGAAAATCAGGATTGACCTTATGCGTCAACTGCACATGATAGCAATCAGTGCAATAGTTTGTTGCGAGAGGAAATACAGGTTCTGCTTCACTCTCATTCTTTAGAAAAGAATTGGCTAAAGGTTGTGTGCCAAGATCAAGCAAAGACTTTAGATTATTGCTTTCACATGCGATACATTCATTAATTTCTACACAGTTTTCCATAAACAAAATTACCTTATATTAACGGGATTGATACTTATACTTGCCATCAACTATTACTCTATACATTGGCTGTACTCCAAACTTCTCAAAAACTACAACACTATCATAAAAAGATATTCCTGAGAGACCATTAGAAGCAATTTTATTCTTATCTTCCAGAATAGACGATCTTTGTTTTGTCCAGTTATAATGCAAAACATCAATATAGTCTTTAGCATAATCTATAAATGATATTTTTGAATCCGACTCGCCGCCGAAACCTGGCCAATATGATGTATGAGTATCTTCACAAATGTATGTGCCGCCCAACTTCAACCGAGGAAAAACTTTCTCGAAAGTGACAATCTGCTGGCTCATAGTATGACCGCCGTCATCAATGAATATATCGATATTAGGATTGTCTTTTAGAAAGTCGTCCCAGAAAGCCGGATCTTCTTGATTTCCTATAACTACATTAATGTTATTCTTACTGTATGTTAGTTTAGAACATTCAGGATCAATATCAATACCAGTAATCTTACTATTTGATCCAAAGTATGTAGACCACATGTCCAGTGATCCGCCTCTTTGCACACCAACTTCGATAAGTCTCACATCTTTACCACGATAATGCTTTAAATGCTTTTCGTAGACTTCAAAGTAAGAATTCCATTTATCCGAAGAATGTTCAACATCTTTATGTATCTCAAATAGTTCACTCATAGTTCAATCCATTCTTTGTTTTTAAGAGACCAATCAACAACTTCTTTAATTCTTTCTTCTAGTGTATACTTAGGTTCCCAACCCAGTTCCTTCATATATTCACCAGACAAAGCATATCTCAAATCATGCCCAGGTCTCGATGAGTGGAAATCTATCAACTCATAGACAGGATCCTTACCAACAGACTTTGCGATGTGCTTGGTCAATGTTAGATTATCAATCTCTTCCTTACCAACAACGTTAAACTTAGGGCACTTAGCACCACCAAAATCAGGTTCATAAATCTTCTTAAGCTGATCTTCATCCAGATGTAATAGGAAATACATAGCATCAGCAACATCTTTACCATGAATGTAAAAACGAGAACCAGGAATAGTTTTTGTTTGATCTGAGTGAATGTAAATCTTTTCACCATCACGAACCTTACGAATACACATAGGAATAAACTTCTCTGGATGCTGACGCTCACCGAAGACATTCATTGTGTGAGTAATGAAGATAGGAAGCTTGTATGTGTTCTCATAAGCTACGCAGAATTCTTCACCTGCGGCCTTAGAAGCTGAATATGGATTTGTTGAATTATAACGATCACGTTCCTTATAGAGAACGTCATTAGGAGCTGGACCGAATACTTCATCAGTGCTAAAGTAAATGAATCGCTCAAGATTCTTCTGAGTACGAGCATAGTTAAGCATATGAACAGTACCAATAGTATTGTCCATGACAAATTCCATTGGATGAGAAATAGAACGATCAACGTGTGAAGACGCAGCTAAGTGTAAAATGATATCCACATCACCGATAAGATTGCGGTTGATCTCAGCAATCTCTGCCTTCAGATCATGCCATACGATCTTCACTCTCTTTTTTGTCTCTGCTGGATATCTTCTCACAACATCATCAAGACGATTAAGATTGCCCGAATAATCTAATCTATCAAGAGAGATAATTTCCCAATCTGTCTTCTTTAGAAACAGATCAATAACGTGATGACCAATAAAACCGGCACCACCTGTAATCAAAACTCGCTTTGTCATTATCAATCCTTTTTATAACTAATAAATGTTTGTTGAACGTCATTGTATATATAATCGATGCCAAACTTATCTTTCATATACTTTGGAAAAAAATCTCTCATTAAGTATTCCATATCTCTAAAGGCATCAGTCTTATCATACCATGATTCGGTACGCATGTGCTTTACCGTTGTTTCATGAACCACATGAGCTGTACATTGTAGCAGATAACATAGTACCTTGTCAATACCCCATTCAGAAACTTTATACTCATAATCATTCAAAAAGTCTAAAAACTTCCTGAATATGTCGTTTCTAAAGAATGGAACACCTGTCTCAATGAAGTTTGTTTCCGTAAAGTACAATTCAGGATTATGCTTCAAACAGTCATAGAAATTATAAGAGATAGCAGCCTGTTGGAATAATCTAAAATCATACTTTCTGGCCATATCTAAAGCTGTATTGACAGATTGAATATCAGTAGCATAGTCATCATCCCATGTTCCGATATAATCATAATCTTCCCACTTGATCATCTTACAAATTTCAGGAATCAACTTGAACTTTAATCCTTTCTTACGTATGATCATATCATACGTGCCAGGTTCAGGTTCAAAGTCGTCCTTATAAGCTACAACGCAAACATCGTAAGTCGCTTCTGGCTTTCTAAAGCGCCAGTGATTGTTCTTGTCATACTCATCTGAGAAGTATATATTCGTCGCGGTAGGAGTGATTATCAATGCTCTGCGCTTCACGGATTTAACACTCCCATATATACGTTCTTCTTAAACCAAATGCGAAAACGATTCATGTCCAGATACTTGTTGTACGGTTCTTTCCAACTATTAAACAGTGGTTCCATATACATCTGCTCATATAGTTCTGGCTTTGTATCCACTTCAATAATTGCTTCCATAAAAGCATCGTCATCCTGATAGTCGTGCCAGTTTAGAAAGGCTTTTGGATTAAAATCACATTCGATTGTTGGACTACCCCAGTATATAGGCACCGTGCCAAACATGTAAGCTTCATAAAGTTTCTCGGTAGTATAGCCGGCATAGCTTGAGTTTTCAAAGCATAAATTGAATTTATAGTCGTTCAGGAACTTCATCTTAGCTCCCACTGCGCCATCACCTCGTTCTAAGACATAGCCAATATTATTGAATAACGGACCACCGCTATCAACTCTCTTGTATTCATTCAAGCGTTGAAAGAAGTAATTTCTCTTTTCACACGCGCCATTCTTTACAACGAATGAACAGAACTTATCCCTGAACTTTTTGATCAGATCACTTGGATCTCTATCAACAGTCTTTGTATTGCTCACGCTTCTATGCTGATTATCAAAATCATAGATAACATACAGAGGTA